AATCAAGTGCTGGCGAACCAGGCGCTGATGCTGGCAAAGCTGAATGCTGATCCTGAGCCGCCAGCGGAACCAAAGCCGCCTGCGCCGCCACCCGCTGCGAAGTATTACGTGAAGGTGATCGCGCCGGACAGAACCAACGCGCGCTTTATGAATGGCAAGAACGGGAACGGCGTTCCTATCTTCCAGATTTATCCGAGCGATAGCTCGAAGGCAGCCGAGCGAGTGCAGTACGATAGCGGGGTAAAGCTGGAAGTCCTGCCCCAGAAGATCGACGGCGATAGCAACATTGATTGCTTTTTGCTGGTGGGCAGGTTCGCTGACGGCGAACAGCTATACGCCTGGTCTAAAGAGGTCGAGAAGACCTGGTAATCATTTTCGATAGGAGGCAAGAGCGAGATGCTTTTACCACATTTCTTGTACGAGGCCGAAAAAGGCGGAGCGGGAAGTTCCGACGATGGCGGCGAGGGCGATCCTCAAAAAACCGAGCTAACGTTTGACACCTGGGTCAAAGACCAACCAGATGACGTAAAAACAATGCTCGAAGGTAGACATGGCCGGGTACTAGCAGACCTGGTTGGCGAAAGAAAGACGCGCCAGGACCTTGAAAAAAAGGTGCGCGATTTAGCTGCAAAGTCCGAGAAGGACGGCGAGATGCAAAAGCAGCTAACCGATTTGGCCGACAAGATGGGCGAAGCTGACCGGCGTGCGGAGTTTTTTGAGGCTGCACATGCGGTCGGGGTGACCAACCTGAAGCTGGCTTATACCGTGGCAGTGACGGACGAGATGTTCGACAGGCGCGGACAGGTCAACTTCGAACAGCTGAAGCAGCAATACCCGGAGTTATTTGGGTCTGTGCGCAAGCAGGCGCCAGGCGGGGCCGGGAATGGGACCGGCGGCGAGCAAAAGCCGACCGGAACAATGAACGATTGGATCCGTAAAAAATCAGGCCGCGCATAGCGGCGAGGAGTGTAAGAGATGCCTTACAACAGCCTTATCGACCGGACCGACGCCGGGTCTTTGATCCCGAGCGAGGTTTCGGCGGAAATTATCAAGAACGTGGCAGTGCAAAACCCGATCCTGAGCCTTGCGCGGCGTTTGCCGAACATGAGCCGGGCGGTGCGCTCGATGCCCGTGATGTCTGCCCTGGCGACTGCTTACTTCGTAAGCGGGGATACTGGCCTGAAGCAGACCACCGAAGTCAGCTGGGAAGACAAGTACGTGCACGCTGAAGAGCTGGCGGCCATCGTACCTATCCCTGAAGCCGTGCTCGATGATGCCGATTACGACATCTGGGGCGAAGTACGACCAGCCGTCGAGGAAGCGATCGGCGTTGCAATCACCCAGGCGCTGCTGTACGGGACCAATATCCCCAGCCAGTGGACCACCGATCTGGGATCTGCCGGCATTATGGCTGGAGCGACTGCGGCCAGCCAGGTAGTCGATCTTTCTACCCAGATCGCAGCCGGCGAAGATCTGTACGACATTCTCCTGGGCGAGAATGGGGTGATCAGCTTGATTGAGGCTGACGGCTTTATGGCTACCGGGCACATTGCAGCGCTTTCGATGCGCGGCAAGCTGCGCGGGGTGCGTGAAAAAGTGTATGACGGGACCGGAGCAGCCAACCTGGGCACGCCGATCTTCACCCGCTCGATGCAGGACTCCAGCCGCTATGAGCTGGACGGGAACCCGATCTACTTCCCGACGGATGGCTCGATCAACGCCGCATCCAGCCTGCTGTTCGCCGGCGACTGGACCAAGCTGGTTTACTCCATGCGCCAGGACATCACCTACAAGCTCCTGGACCAGGCTGTGATCCAGGATGTAGCCGGGAACATCATCTACAACCTGGCCCAGCAGGACATGGTTGCCTTGCGCGCCGTGATCCGCCTGGGTGTGGCGCTGCCTAACCCGATCAACCGGGTACAGCCCACCGCTGGCTCCCGCTATCCGTTCGCACTGTTGGTGCCGTAGGAGGCCTGAGATGCCTTTGATTTTTCGTAATCCCAAAACCGGACAGCTAAGCAGGCCCATACCAGAGACGGCGACCGATAGGATCGCCATTCTGGAGAAGGCGGGCTGGGAGCTGGTCAATCCACCCAAGGTGAAAACCGAGGAGAAATCGAAATCTCGGAAGCAGGCGCAAGCCGAAGCCGATGAAGGGAACGAATCATGAGCGCACAATCTGGAGCTTTGAAAGTTGCTTTGACGCCAGTCACCGGCACCGCAGTGGGCGGCGTGCTGAAGCTGGTAAACCCGGAAGGGGCTGATCTAATCATCACCCGCGTCGTTTTCGATGTAACAACCAAATCGACCGGCGCAGCCACGCTGGACGTGGGCGTGGACGATGATGGGGCGACCTCGAATGACACGCTCATGGACGGCCTGGACGTTGGCACCGCAGCTGGAACTTTCGATAACATCGAAAACCAGGGCACCAACGGCAAGGCGGCCGTGAGTTGGCCGGCCGGGTACTTTATCGTCGCCACCGCCTCGGCTTCTGTGGCCGGGCTGGTCGGTAATGCCTATATCGAGTACATCCGGAAATAGGCGATGAGCTCAACAGCGGAGATGGTTGCTCGCCTGCGCCGGATGGTGAATGAGGCAGTTGGCAACACCACGTACTCAGATGACGATCTGGAGCAAACTATCGAGGCGTATCCGTTGATCGATGCGGTTGGAGAGGTCCCGTTCCTGGAGGACGGGACCTCTAACCCGGACTGGACGGCGACCTACGATCTGAGTGCGGCGGCGGCTGACATCTGGGGCGAGAAGGCGGGCGCCCTGGCCGGGAATTACGATTTCTCGACTCAGGGACAGAGCTTTCATCGCAGCCAGGCGTTCGCGGCAGCGATGCAGGCGGCGCGCTATTACCGCAGCCGGCGAGCAGCTGGGACAATCCGGCAGGTGGCGCACCCGGCGGTAGAGATCGAGGAGGATGACTGATGGCTACTGAATTAGAAAAACCTTACACTGTGGTTGAATATGCCCAGCAGGTGGATGTGGTGATTGCAGCCGGGGCTACCGGACTGAGCGGGGCGCTCGACCTGAAAGGGATGACGCCGGTGGCGATCCAGATGCCCGCGGCCTGGGTGGCGGCGAACCTGACTTTCCAGGTGAGCCTGGATGGCGGGGTTACGTATGCCAACCTGTATGATGAGGCCGGGACTGAGATCGCGGTGACGGTTGCGGCTTCCAGGGTGGTGGCGTTGAACACGGTGGCGAAGTATTGGAGCGGCGGCTGGATCAAGATCCGCAGCGGAACGGCGGCGCTGGCGGTGGACCAGACGGCGAGCCGGACGCTGATCTTGAGCGCGAGGCTGGGATGATGAGAAGGCACGGGTTGTCGAACGGGATCAACCGGGTGGCGATCGGGATGGGAGGGGGTGCTCCTGGAGATGCAATTTTCCTCGATTCGTTTGTCAGAGCTGATGGCGCGATAGGTGATGATTGGATTGGCGCAACATGGGGGATCAGTACTAATAAGGCGATCAATATACCGATTGGAACAGCACTTATAACCAACGGGGGCTTTTTGGATTGGACGTCAGGTATCCCTACTGGATGGTCGCAATACTCGCCGTCCGCGGGAGTAAGAGAGGTAACGCAAGTAGCTCCAGTGGAGGGTCACGGCGGGGTTGGCACGGGCGCGGCAAACCTGTATGCTTCTGCTGGTACTTACGGATTACGATCTCCTGCTTTTGCAGCAAAAACGGCTACATGGCTCAAGCTGTTATATACAATTACGAACAGGGTTGGCGGATCACTTAGCGGTGGAGTGGGCAATGATATATACGATAGCGATACCGGAGCAAAATTCCGCATGTTCCCAGGCGGGGTCACATACGCGCAGTTCTTGACGAACGGGGTTACTGATATAACCATTGATGACGCATCATTGAAGGAATATTCACTCGCTGAAATCAGTGCTTTGAGACTGGCGGCTCAGACAGACAGCAAAATATCAGTAGATGTATTATATAACGAGAGGAATTGGCAAGGTGGCCTGATAGTCCTCGACAACCCCGCTGCCCCGCTTAATGGTCTGTTGGTATATACGAAAATACCAACAACGGGCACACATTACCTTGTGTTCGATAAAATTCTCAACGGCGTCAGGACGAATGTCGCCAATATCGACGCGAACTATATCACCCAGGCTACCGATATAACACTTACGCTTATGAAGGTAGGAACTGACTATATAGTCAGGTTAAAAAATTCCGGCGTGTGGAAATTCGGACTTGCAACGATATCGGACGCAGCGATTCTAGCGTGCAAATATGTGGGGATTTTCAGTCCTGACCCAAATATAAAATTCGGCAATTTTAGCCTTTATCCATCCTCGATCGTACATAATACATTTTGGGTTGGAGACAGCAAGCTATCCACGACTTATGGAGATATACCGCCCTACTTCACAACTGCCACGAGCGTCTACGAAGAATCACCACGACGATATGCTGTAGTTGGCGCAACTATGGCAAGTATAAAGACCAATATAGATGCGACGCTAACCGCAGCGGTGACCACGCCGGAATTGGTTTTTTTCAACGCCGGAATCAATGACGCAGGCACTATTATCGGAAACGAAGCAGCTTTTATGACGAACTTCCAGTATATCCTGGACGCAATTCATACCAAGTGGCCTGGCGCAAAAGTCTATGCAATGAGCAATGTCTTTGCAACCGGAGAGACCGCCGAACAAATTACCGCACTGGGTTCTTCTCTAGGCACAGTTATAGCCAACAACCCGACTTTTGTTTATGTTTGGGCAGACGAGAACGATTGGTTTGCGCCGAATATTGCCACGTATTCAAGTGACGGAAAGCACTATAACGCAGCCGGTTGTGCGGCGGCGGCACAACTCGGAAGGCTCGCCGCTGGCTTTGCATAGTCGCCAGTGCCGCTAAGAACGATTATGACCTACACCGTCCATCTACCCGCCGTTATTACCACCCCCAGCATCCTGGGCGTGGAGAGCGGCTCACCCGCGGCGCAGCTCGGGCAAGTAAGAGGTATTTATGGCAGATTATAAATTCTACGGGTATTTCACTGCCAGCAAGGTCGGGAAACCTTTGTTGACGGTACTCGTTGATGTTTACGGTCCCGGCGGGGTGGAGGCCAGCGACCAGGTGGCGACGGAGATCGGCGGCGGGCTGTACTCGTATATCCACACCGACGCGACGCCCGGAGACTATATGGCAATCTTTAAGACCGCAGATATTACGGTTGATTACCAACACGTCCCGGACTTAGTCACCAAAGAGCTGCCGCTGATCGATGCGGCGGTCAGCAGCCGGTCCAGCCATACGGCGGCGGATGTGTGGGCGGTAGGCAGCCGGACCCTGACCAGTTTTGGGACACTGGTCGCCGATATTTGGAGCCATGCCACACGCACACTGACGCAATCGGCGGCTCAGGTGGCGGCGATCTTGGCCGGCAGCACGATCACGGTGCAGCGCGGAGATACGCTCACTGTGAGCCTGACCGATCTGGGCGATATTTCATCTCGAACAAAGCTGTGGTTTGCGGTGAAGGAATCCAGCGAAGGTGAGGACACTGAAGCGACTATTTTCCTGGAAGAAACAGCAGGCCTGACCGTTGTAAATGGTGAGACTTACGCAACCATCACAGACGGGGAAATAAGCGTGACCGATGAGGTAGCAGGCGATCTTACGGTGACAATCCTGCCGAGCGTTACCAAAGACCTGGCAGGTGGAACTTTTAAGTATGAGCTCCAGACACTGAGCGCAGCGGGAGCTGTGCTCACCTTGACCAGGAGCAGCTTCAAGGTTTCACCGGATATTGTGAGGGCGGTATCATGATCGGACCTGACGAGCTGGCAGCGATGCAGGCTGCTGCGGCGCTGGCCATGCCAGATACGGCGCAGATCTACCGTCCGGGCTGGGTAGCCAACAGCATGGGCGGCCAGACTGACACGGAAACGCTGGTCGGCAGCGCAGCCTGTCGGGTGGATGCGGCCGGGTGGTCGCCGGCGGTGGAGCTGTACGCAGCCCGGATCGGGGAGCGCCAGCCGTTCATCCTGAACCTGGTGGCTAACTGCGGGGTGCTGGAAAATGACCGGGTTCTGGTGAACGGGGCCAGCTACCGGGTGCTGGCTGTGCTGACCGGAAGCTGGGAGATCACGGCGCAGGTGCTGGGAGTGGTGCTGACATGATAAGGCTGACCCACCGGGTGATATTCAACCGGATCCCGGAGCTGACGGCGCAGATGTTGGTAAACGCGGACCAGGCGGTGCGCATGACCACACTGGAATTGGAAGTGGAAGTCAAAGAGTCGATGAATGAGCCCAAGTCGGGGCGATCGTACCGGCGGGGTAATAACTACCACCAGGCATCCGCACCAGGCCAATCGCCGGCAATCGATTACGGTGTACTGGCCAATTCTATCCAGCACGAATTTCCCAAGGCGCTCCAGGGTGTGGTCTACACGGATGTCTTTTACGGCCCGATCCTGGAATTTGGGAGCATCAAGATGGCTGAGCGGCCATTCATGCGCCCGGGGGCGCAGGCAGTGTGGCCAAGATTCTTGCAGGCAATGACGGAGGTGATCAAGTGACTGAGGGAAAATTCTTAAACAGCGAACAGGCCAAGGCGGAGGATAAGGACGCCAAGGTAGCCGAGCTGGAAAAGCAGGTCGAGATGCTGCAGCGCCGGATCCAGGCGATGAGCGAGCTGCTGGGTCAGTATGCGCTGCAGAAGGCCGAGCTGGAGCTGCAGCTGAAAGAGAAACATGGCTGAGCTGCTCACCATCAAGGCCTGGCTGAAGGGATTGCTGGACGGGAATGCCGTGGGGGTGGCGGACCGGGTGTACGACGCGCCGGCGCCGCCTGGATCGACCTTCCCGCTGGTGACCTTCCAGTACCTGGATGGGGCAGACGTGCGTGGAGTTGGTCCGGCCAGGATTATGACCGATGGGCTGTGGCTGGTCCGGGCAATCAACCAGAGCAACGATTACGGCACGCTCAGCACGATTGTCGACAGCATTGACAGCCTGCTGCAGGGCAGCCATGGAGCGGGCAGCGTGCTGGGATCGGTAAGAGAAAGTCCGTTTGAATTAACCGAGGAAGTGGACGGCGTCAAGTACATCCACCTCGGTGGTATGTATCGAATTTATGCGCAGTAAGCGCGAGGAGTGTAGACAATGGCAGAACGAGCAAGCATTTTTCAGACCGTGCAAGTGGGCGTGCAATCCGTGGCCGGGACCGGGGTGGCTTCCAACAAGAAACTGCAGGCGCTGAGCATTGCGCCGGCAGTCAACGCAGAGACCAGCGCCTTTCGAGCGGCGGGGAACAAGTTCCCGGCACTGGTGGTGCCGCAGAAAGAGTATGTGACCGCAAGCCTTTCCGGGGCGATCACCTTTACCGAGCTGATATATCCTCTGGCCAGCCTGGTCAACTTCGCATCTCCGACACTGCTGGGGACCACGGCTTACCGGTGGGTCTTTTCTTCGGACACCGATGGTCCGGACACGGTGAAGCTGTTCACGGTCGAGCAGGGATCGAGCGTGCGGGCGCACAAGTTCATCGATGCAGCCGTGAAGGCGCTGGAGATGACCTTTAGCCGGGCGGGGTGTGAGATCTCGGGCGGTGAGATCATCGGGGCCGCGCTGCAGGATGCGATCACGATGACCGCCGGTGCAACAGCCATTGCCCTGGTGCCGGTGCTGCCGACCCAGGTGGATGTGTTCATGGAAGATGACCAGGCCGACCTGGATACCGGAGCGGCTCTGGCACGCGTGCTCTCGGTGAGCTGGGGTCTCTCGGATCGCTTCGGACCGGTATTCCCACTGGCGACCGCTTCCGGGACGGGCTATGCGGCTACGGTGGAGACCGAGCCCAAGCTGGCAGTGAAGCTGCTGATGGAAGCAGACGCAGCCGGCATGGCACTGCTGGCCACCCTACGAGCTGGGGCGACCAAGTTCCTGCGCATCAAGGCCACTGGCGACAACATTGAGACCACTTACGACTACGATCTTGAGATCGACACGGCCGTAAAGGTGGAGAGCGTCTCCGAATTCCGGGATGAAGATGGGATCTTCGCCATCGAGTGGACCTTCGTAGGCGTACACGATGCGACCTGGGGCAAGGCCTTCAATATCGAGCTGGTCAACACCCTGAGCGCACTCTAGGAGCTGTTATGCCAATCCAGATTGCTGATCTGATGCGCGACGAGCGCACCTGCACGGTGAGCTACCAGGGCGAGAGCGCTCAAGTGACGTATCGCCCTGGAGCCTACACGCCGGCGGTGGAAGATGCTTTCCAGACCGCATTGGAGACCAACCGGCCTAGCCGGGGCGTGGCTGAGATGCTGGCCGGGGTGCTGGTGAGCTGGGAAGTGGTGGACGAGGCCGGCCAGGAGCTGGCGGTGGAAGTAGAGTTTCTGATCAAGGTATCCAGCTCGTTCCTGTTCGCGGTGATCGGAGCGATCACGGCGGATTTGAATGCGGAAAAGGAAGACCGAAAAAACTCCGCCGGTGGCTCGCGTCGGGCGGCGAGCAAGGGGCGTGCCCGGCGTGGTTCCCTCTCATAAAGGCAGCCCGCTATCTGGGGGTAGCGCCATGGGAGCTGGCTGAAAAGCCGATAGCCTGGATGAATTGGGCGCTGACAGCGCAGGCGGCTGAGGCTGGGGCGGCCAACGTGAAAAAGACCAAGCTCGGAGAAGTAGCATGACAATCACCGCTGCGAAATTACTGGTCCAGATCCTGGGAGACACCGTTCAGGCGGAGAAAGCGCTGGGCAAGGTAAATAAGGGTCTGGACGGCTTCGCCAATAAAGCTGAGGCTGTCGGTGCGCTGTTGACCAAGGCTGTGACCCTGCCGCTGGTTGGGCTAGGAGCGGCTTCGCTCAAGGTGGCCGGTGATTTCGACGCGAATATGGCCGTGCTGCAGGCGACCTCCAAGGCGACCGGTGCGGACCTGGAAATGCTGCGGGCGATGGCGGAGGAGCTGGGCGAAGACCTGACCCTGCCAGGCACTTCGGCGGCGGATGCAGCTGAGGCGATGCTGGAGCTTTCCAAAGCAGGCCTGGACGTGAATGAGATCATGGGAGCGGCGCGAGGTGTGCTGCAGCTCTCGGCGGCCGGGCAGCTCTCGAACGCAGCAGCTGCGGAAGCGGCCGCGGATGCGCTGAATGCGTTCAACCTGGAAGGTGATCAGGCGGTGCGAGTGGCGGATCTGCTGGCAGCCAGCTCCAATGCGTCGAGCGCTGAGGTGAGTGATATGTCGGACGGGATGAAGATGGCTGCGGCGGTTTTTGCTGCAGCGGACATCCCGATCGAGGACCTGGTCACCACGCTGGCCCAGATGGCAAATGCCGGGATCAAGGGCTCGGACGCCGGCACGTCGCTCAAGCAGATGATCCTGAGCCTGCAAGCTCCCACTGATAAAGCTTCAGGGCTGATGGAAGACCTGGGGATCCAGATCTATGACGCCAGCGGGCAGATGCTGGACATGGATGAGATCATCAGCAGCTTCAATGGGGCGCTGAGCGGGCTGACCCAGGAACAGCGCAATGCAGCGCTGGCAACGATCTTTGGATCGGACGCGGTGCGAGCAGCGAATGTGGTGCTGATGGGCGGGGTGGATGCCTTCACGGAGATGAAGGTGGCGGTGACTGAAACTGGCGCAGCGGCGGACCTGGCAGCGGCGCGCATGGAAGGCCTGAAGGGATCGGCGGAGAAGCTGAAGAGCTCGATCGAGACAGCGCTGCTGGCGGGCATCCAGCCATTCAAGCAGGATATTGAGGATATGACCACCAAGGTCGCTGAAGCGGTGAACTCGTTCAACGATCTGGACGAGGCGCAGCAGAAGAACATCGTCAAGCTGGGGCTGCTGGCGGCCGGGGCCGGGCCGGCGATGATCGGGTTGAGCCTGCTGGCACGCGCTGGCGGCTCGGCGGTGACCATGCTGGGCGGGATCCCGGCGATACTGACGGGGATCAGCCAGGGATTTGCAGCCTGGCGGGCCGGGATGACGCTGACCACGGCGCTCGGGGTGGCCGGGCTCTCGCCAATGGCAATTGCTCTGGGCGGGATTGCCCTGACCGTTGGATCTGTGGTGGCAGTATGGGCAACGTGGAATACTCAGATCAAAGAGACCAACGAAGAGGGGCGCAAGCTGGTGGGCGGCGCCATGGCTGAATTCTTCAACCAGCAGGTGGAATCGGGCAAGGACGCTTCGGTGATCATTGGCGAGTACCTGGCGATGGTCGGCCGGATGCAGAATATCAAAGCGGAAGCCGGCATTGTGGGTTGGTTTGTGGATCTGAAGGGGCCCATGGCCGACGCGGCGCGAGAAATGGGCGAAGCGGTGGCTATGGTCGGCGGCTCGTACCGGGATTATGCGGAAGCCGTTTTGCAGGCGCAGGTGGCGTCGGGTAAGTATTCTCAGCAGCAGGCGGATTGGATCCTGCGTGATTACGACCAGGGCAAGAGCATCGACGTGGTGATCACCGCACTCGGCGGGCTCGAAAAGAAAGAGTTTGGCATGGTCAAGGTCAACGACCTGCTGAACCGGTCTCTGGAAAGCTCGAAGGGCGAGGCGGTAGAGATGGCAGCGGCATTCGGCGACGTGGATGCTGCAGCCCAGGTGGCAGCGGCGGCGATCGCTGGGGTGAACGAAGCGACCACCCTGCTGGCCGGTATCCCGGCGGCTGAAATTATGGGGATGCTCAACCAGGCGATGGCTGACCAGTCGTGGAGCGCCCTGGGAGTGAAGATCGCCCAGGATAATCTGGCTGTGTCTTTAGGGTCCACAACGCAAGCGCAGGTGAAACTGGCGAATGACACGCAGCTGGTGATCGACGCCTTTGCAGCTGGGGTGATCGGGGCTGATCGATTAGCCTTCTACATGGACCAGGCGCAGGGCGGAACGCTCAACCTGGCTGAAGTACAGCGGAACAGCATGCAAGCTGCGACTGACCATGCCAATGCTTTACGAGGCGCAGCACAGGCGGCCAACGATGCTTATTTGGCGCAGCTCAACCTGGCGCAGTCTTTGAAAGATGCGACCAGCGCCCAGATTGCCCAGGCGGCAATCGGAGCCCTGACCGACGCAATGAAGAAGGGCGGCACGGAAGATGCGCCGGCATTTTTGACGGCGATCGCCGGGGTGCAGGAAGCCTTTGGGCTGAGCGATGAGAAGAGCCGGGCGCTGGCCGAAGGGATCGGGATATTTACCGAAGCCCTGGCAACGGGCCAGCTGCCGGCGGAGAATTTTGACGAAGCACTCAAAAACCTGATCTCGGATGCCGAGGATGGTGTGGTTGATTTCGATGCAATTATCAAGTCATTCCAGAATACACCTGCAGCTGCGACCGAAGCGGAAGGTGCGTTCGGCACGGCCAGCGAGGCTTTACTGACCCTGGGCGAGGATGCGTTCATTACGACAGGCCTGATTGAGGATGCCTTTGTCGACAAGAATTGGCAGGGCCTGGGATCGTCTATCTCGGACGGGATTGCGGCAGGTATTAATGCCGGCATTCCGGCAATCCAGGCAGCGGCGATCAAGGCAGCCCAGGCGGCTTTAGCAGCAGCCGAAGCTGAGCTGGACATCAACACGCCGTCGAAAGCAGCAGCTCGTCAGATCGGCAAGCCATTCGATGAAGGGATTGCCAAAGGTGTGCGGGACAATATGGGTATGATCTATTCAGCGATCTCGGAGACATCGGCGGGTATGCTGGGTTCGGTGAGCAACTCGTACAGCATTTCGGTGCCCGTTACGGCGACGGTGAGCCGGGAGATCGACATTTACGTGCTGGCCAGGGAAGTGGCGAGCGAAATAAAGCGCAGCCGATTGTAGGGAGCCACTATGGCATTTGGATTGCGATTCACAGACGGCACGACCACGGTCACAGTAACTACCTCGACGGTGGGAATTCTGACCGGCTATAAGCAGGGCAACGCGGCGCGCAGCAAGCCGACTGTGGTGGATAAAGCCAGCGTGCTGCTGGTAGGCGGGTTGACCACTGTGCGCAGCACACTGCGTGATCTGAACCGCCTTTTCTTTCAGGCGGAGGAGTACCAGTCGTCGAAAATGGGGGCGAAGGTGTACGTGGAGCGAGACCTGGGCGACAGCGTGTGGTGGCGGAGCGAGCTGGTTGAGGCGCTGCCGCTGCCGGATGAAAGCACACTGGACACAGGCCTGGCGGCGGGGAAGATGGAGTTTGAGCTGGTTTACAGCCGGCGCAATTACTGGGAGGGGGCAGAAGCGCAGATCCCGCTGACGAACGGCAATGGGACGAACAATACCGCCGGGCTGACGGTGTACAACCATGATGATGCGGCGACCGGGCACGACAATTATGTGTCGATCGCTGCGAGTGTGGTGGACGGCGACCTGCCAGGGCCCTCGCGGATCGAGATGGTCAATTCTTACGCCACGAACCGGTTGATGGATGTGTGGATCGGGCAAAACTGGACCGACCCGGCGAATTTCCCGCACATGCTGGAAGCGGAGGACGCCTCGGGCGGCACAACGGTCACGCCGGCAGCGGATTATTCCAACAACGCCTACAAGACGATCAGCGTGGCGAGCGGCTCGGAGGTGGACCTGTTCACCTGGACAATCTCGACGGCAATGCTCAACGCAGCCAAGGGTGGGCGGATGAAGGCGCTGCTGCGCTTCTCCCCTGTCTACGCGACCGCCGCCCAATCGACATGGTTCCGGATCGCTGCCAAGTGGATGACGACCGTGGTTTGGAAGAGCGAACGAGCCAAACCCAGCACAACGCGAGCAATCTCGATCCGGGATCTGTTCTCGCTGCGGCTGCCTCCCTGGCTGCCAGGCTCAACCAACCTGGATGACATCACTTTGACCCTGACCGGCTACCAGAACACCGGATCGGCGCTGACGATCGGGCTGGACTTTATGCAGCTCACGCCGGCGGACGGCTGGCGGTACATCACGGCGATCGCATACGGGGTGGCAAACGGTTCCAGGATCGTGGATGATGCGATCATCGGCGACCTGTATGTGGATAATGCAGCCGGGGCGGATAAGATTGGCTCACTGATTGGATCTGGAGATCCGATCCACCTCCAGCCGGGCAAGCTGCAGCGGCTGTACTTCCTGATGCACTCGAACACGTTCAATGTGGCGGAGATTGACCGGTCTATCTCTGTGAAAGTGTATTACCGCCCGCGCAGGCTGAGCTTATGACATTCAATATCAAGATTTACCAACGCAATCTATCCAACACCAGCCAGCTGGCCTTTCCGGGGATGAGCTTTGAAGTGGAGCGCATGGCCTGGACGGCGCAGGGCGGGCCGGATTGGGCTACGGTGAAGGTGAAGCACAATTGGGATGCGGCTCAGGCGGCATTGCGCCAGGTGGATCGCAACACAGTGGAGCTGCTGGACGTTTGGGAGATGCTGGAGATCCTGCGCTGCCCGGTGGTGATCACCGATGAGCAGGATGACCTGGTGTGGTGGGGATTTGTGCAGGGCTCCATGGTGCAGGACCAGCGCGTGCAGGTGGGGGTCAGCCTGGAGAAGATGACCAATAAGACCCGGGTGGTGTACAGCCGGGTCAATGTCGCCGGTACGGTGGGCGAGCGAGCGCAAACCGATTGGGTGCAGGATGACCTTAGCATTTCGGAGTATGGGACCCGGCAGCGGCAATCTACGATGAACCAAGCCAATGACGAGCAGGCGGAAGCGCGGCGAGATACCCTGCTGGAGCGGCTGAAGTACCCGCTGGTGCAGCGGGTGTTCGGTGAATTCGGGGAACCCAGCGCCTATTTGAACCTGTCGGGATGGTTTTCCTCCCTGGATTGGCTGCCGTATGAGAATTCGAGCGGCAAGGAAGGCTATGAGACGATTGGCGACGGCTTGCAGGCTTTTGGCAATGCAGCCGGCCAGGCGCAGGTTGCACAGTCTTTCCAGCTGGCCGGGGCGGTAAGCTGGGCAGCAAATGTGATCCGGGTACGGATGAAGAAAGAAGAGGCGCCGGTTGATACATTGACCCTGCGGCTGCGCTCGGACAGCGCCG